GACGGTGAGTCGCTGGAGGGAAAGTCTGCTGCCGAACATGTCGCTGCTGCTGGCCATCCTGATTTCTAACAGGCCGGGAGAGAAAGGTGATTTTGAAGCATGAGTGGGAACAGAAAGGCGAAAGCCGCAGTGTTCGAGCACTAACGGCTTTCAGGTGCAAAAACGAAGAGGTAATTGCGAGGTAATTATGCCTGGTAAATCTGTAAGAGTAAACAATCCGGAGGTAGCACGTGAGCATGTCACTTATGGCGAAAGCAATGGGGGTCAAAGTGGGAAACTCACTGCGTAAGCTCGTTCTTATCAAGCTGGCCGACAACGCCAACGACAAGGGCGAATGCTGGCCTTCGTATCAACACATTGCCGATCAGTGCGAATGCAGCAAATCCGCTGTTCGCAACCATATTGATGCGCTTGAGGATATGGGTCTGCTCAAGCGTGAAAATCGCGTTGGGGTCAACAACGGGAAAGGTAATACATCCAACGTGTATTATCTGAACCTTGATGCTACCCCTATGCCATCAAAAAGCACAGGGGTATGCCATGAAATAGCACCCCCTATGCCATCTGATGGCACATCCCCTATGCCACCAGATGGCACCAGAACCAGTCACTCTTTTGAACCAGTCACTGAACCAGACTCTCTCTCTGCGCGAGGGCAGTTTATCAGCGAGGCTGCAAAGCGACGGATCGGGATTTCACCCAACGGGGAAATACCTTTCCCTCCTGCCTTCAAGCCATCGGCAGATCACATTGCGATTTCCTCGGAGAAAGGGATCAACATTGAAACCGAGTTGCTGAACTTTCGTGATTATCACCAGGCCCGCGGCACAAAGCTGATCGACTGGAACTCGGCATTCCGGGTGTGGCTCAGGAACGCGAGAGTTAATCCGCTTTCCGGGCGCCAGAGAAGCGAACCTGATTCCCCACACTGGAACAGCCCTGAAGGCTGGAAGGACTTCATATGACCGCTCAGCTTATGACCGCGATCAGCAATCGCGATGGTGATGCGCTGGCCAGAATGGCCGCAGGTAGCACGGAGCCGCAGAGGCTTCTCGATTTCGAAGCTGAAAGGCTGGTTGACTCCCTGTTCCGTCAGCTGAAGCAGATCTTCCCGGCGTCTACCCAGACCAATCTGCGCACCGACGCCGAAGAGAAGACAGCGAAGCGCCAGTGGATTGCCGCTTTTGCCGAAAACGGAATCCGCACCCGCGAGCAGTTATCCGCAGGAGTGCGACATGCGAGAGCCAGCGAATCGCCGTTCTGGCCATCGCCGGGCCAGTTCATCAAGTGGTGCAAGGACAGCGGCACCGTGCTGGGAGTGACTCTTGTCGACGTGATGAACGAGTTCCACCGTTACAGCCGTGAAAAAGGGCTGCATACCGGCGGTGCTGAGCGCTTCCCGTGGTCTCACCCTGTCATGTACTGGGTTGTTACCGATACCCGGCGAGCAATGTACCAGCGCCAACTCAGCGAGGCAGAAACCGAGAAATATGCCGCTAAAAAGCTGGAAGACTGGGCGCTGAAAGTCGCCGCCGGAGAACAAATACCGTCGCCGGTACTGGCTCTGGAGAACAACCAGGAAGCTATTCCGACAAACCATGTCAGCCGTCAGCAGGGTTTTCACCCTGAAGGCAAAAGCTTCGGATGTATGCCAAGCGCGGCATCGCTCGGTGCGTTAACTCCGGCTCAGTGGCTGCGGGATGAATACCTGCGCGGGAAAGAGAGAGGGCTTATCTGATGAAAAAGAACTCTGGCAAACAAGCCGTTATTAACTTCATCGGCCAGCATCCTGGCTGCAGCTTTCAGGATATCCGCCGCGGTACCGGTCTTGACTCTTCAGTGGTCAATTCCTCCCTGTGGCAGATGCACCGTGACGGCCAGGTTAAGCGTGAAGGGGAGTGCAGGAGCTACCGCTACACCCTGATCGACACGACAGCCGTAACCGAAAGCGATCCGTCTGTTCAGTATCGCCAGCGTCCTGGCGGCGTAAACCCAATGACCAACCTGTTTAACCAGTGCCTGGCGGGAGTAAGAAAATGAACATCGAAACAGTAAACGAGCTCATCGCCTCCCTGGAGGCTGCAGGCGAGCTGTCGATCAGAGAGCAGAAGTTCCTGAAGCTGGCGAAAGCGTTTAAGCAGCTGGCTGCGGAGAATGTGGCGTTAGCTCTGGAAAATGTAGCGATGAAACAGATCGTTGACTCCGTAACCAACCTGGATAACGAACCTCAGTACCACGCCGAAGGCATGGGGTGCGGACTGGAAGACCGTGGCATTACTGACCGGTACGATGCCTGCCGCTATGGATGGGATGAAGCTATGGAGCGGATATACGGCGAAGTTATCCCATGCGCCGATGAGCTGGACTTTTCCGCCACCGATGCCTACCTGGCCGGGATTAAGGCTGATGCCATTGATGAAGCCGCGGTAGAACTCGACCGTGTCGATACGGTGGCAAGTACAAGAGTAATTGGGTTCAAACTCCGTGAGTTTTCCCAGCAGCTCCGCGAGGGGGCCGACAAATGAGCGTCACGCATGTAGTCAGCTTTTCTGGCGGCAGAACGTCGGCCTACCTTGTTCACCTGATGGAGCAGCGCCGCAAGGCCGGCGAGGATGTTCGATACATATTCATGGATACCGGAGCTGAGCACCCGGGGACATACAAGTTTATTCGTGAGGTGGTGAGTAACTGGGGTATCGACCTGATATGTCTGCGTGTAGATGTTAACCCTGAGCTTGGAAAAGGTAACGGCTACAAAATTATCAGCATTGATGACATCGGTCCTGACCTGCAGCCATGGATAGACATCACAAAAAAATACGGCACTCCATATTTTGGCGGCGCGTTCTGCACCAGAACAATGAAAATCGAAGTCTGCAATCACTTCTGCAAAGACAACTTCGGCAATCACCAGTCATGGCTGGGTATGCGCCTTGATGAACCAGCTCGCATCTGGGGAGAAAAGCTTTTCCACCTGATGCGCCGAATGAATTTCGATACTTACACCATGGGTAGCCTTTATCGGGAACTTGCAGCCATTGATACCTGCGAGCAAATGGTAGAGATGCTGGAGCCTAGATTTCTGTTGGACACTGCAACCGCAGGAAGGATAGCTCAGCGAGTAATCGACATCAGGAAATCAAAGCAGAGCTTTATGGCGGAAATTACCGAGTTCGAGAAAGAGGACGTACTGAACTGGTGGAAGCAGCAGCCGTTTGACCTGCAGATTCCTGAGCATCTTGGTAACTGCGTTTTCTGTATCAAAAAGGGTCTGAACAAAGTGGCTCTCGCTATGCGCGATGAGCCGGAAATGCTGGCCCAGTTCCGCGCAGTAATTTCCTCTCCCGACGTCCGAGTGGTCGAGCGACGCCAACAGGAAAACAAAATCATGTACCGCGAAGGGCAGTCACTTGATGGCGTTGAGGCAATGTACGCTGATTACGAACGTGATGATATCGCAAGAACAGTGCGCAGCAGCGGCGGATATGAATCAGGCTCCTGCACGGAAAGCTGCGAGGCTTTCATTGTTGATAACGGACAGCTTGACCTATTTGCAGAACAGGAGCGAGCAGCATGAGCAAGACGCTGGATATTCGAGCTGGTGACCGGTTCGAAACAGTTTACCCATTCATTTTCGTATGCACTGACCATCAGCAATGGGACGGAAATGTATTTGCCGATGAAAGGTGGATTGGTGGTTGCCGAAAGACATTTGAGCCAGCTGATTGCGGTTATGGAGACCAGACCGTTTACACAGCTGATGCAGAAGGGAAAAGAATCCTTGAGGTTCTGTCTGTCGCTGAAATGCCTGGAAAGTGGCAGCGCCGGATTATCTACGCCTGCCACCTCATTGACCCTGAGGGGAAAGAGAGAAAAGGCAGGAAGGCCTATACGGTAACCGAGGACAGATTCATCAAAATGTCGTCAGGGTATTTTGCGGATTATGGAGTGGAGAACAGCGATGACTGATATCACCGAACTGGCGCAGAGCCTGAAAGCGGCAGCAGAGAAGGCCACTCAGGGGAACTGGAGAGCATTCAAATACCACGACGGGCGCTGTGGCATTGGCGGAGGCCATCACGATGAGATCATGGTTTGTGAACACATAAGTAAAAGGCGTCCACATGACGCTGAATTCATCGCCCTGGCTAACCCTGCCAACATCCTCGCGCTGGTAGAGGCGCTGGAGAAGGCGCAGCAGGCGCCGATTATGCCATTAGGACTTCACCCGGATACGCAGAAGCTGGTTGCCGACTTCTGCACTGCCCTAGCAGAGAAGCTGTACAAGGCCCAATTAAAATACGGCTACGACACAGACTGGAAACAGGATGGGTGGCCAAGTCAATGCCAGGCGCACTTTCACCAGCATATCGCCAAAGGTGACCCGCGCGACGTTGCCGCTTATTGCGCCTTCATGTGGTGGCACGGCTGGAGCACTAAGCCTGCTGAAGGCCTGGAATCCCGCACCGTCACTGTGAAGTTGCCGGACTATAGGAATACTTACAAATCCCCATTAGCTGATGAAGTTGAGCATCAAGTGCGATTGGCGCTTGAGTTGCTCTCGTCTGCCGCTGGCATCAAGGTGGAGGCTGAGTGATGGCTCAAATAACAGACGAACGTTTGGTAAAAATCCTTTCTGAAACCCAGGCGACAATAATGGAGCACAATTCGCGCTGTGTCCGTGGTTCTGTTGAAGTTGATGCACGCCTGTTTGAGTCAATGATTATGGAGCTACAGGTGCGCCGCAAGGCTGCCGAAGGGTATAAAAACCTGAATGAAATGGAACAGCGTGCAGAGCAAGCCGAGTGTCTGATTATGTGCCTTGATGATCTGGGAGTACCAGATACTGAAGGAAGCGAATCGCTATCTCTATGGGGGAGGGTAAAGATTTTCGCAGAGGAAAACAGCAAGGATCGCGCAGAGCTACAGGAACGCCGCAAGGCCGACAGCGAGCCGGTGGCAGAAGTGGTTTCAATTTATGGCGACCCCGAAGCCTTTGGGGAGCGAGAGATTAGACCGCTTGTCGGCATTCAGCAAATGCCATACGGGACGAAGCTCTATCGCCACGCGCAGCCAGCGCCGGTAGTGCCGGATGATGTGCTGGACGCATTGCAGAAGGTTGCACGAATACGCCTCGACATGAACGACTTCGACGGCGATCGCCGTGGCATCGCTGATTGCCTGGGTGATGCCGAAGAGGCACTCATCGAGGTGGTAAACCGCCGAGCCGCCATGCTCGCAGCCGCCCCGCAGGAGATAACGAATGGAAAATAAACCAGAGTGGCAGCAGCAGGCTGAGAAACTTGCTGAGCTGTACGGAGCAAGCTTCGTGATATTCAGGAATGGAATGGAGCCTGAGTGTCTCGATCCCACAAAAGTGGTGCTTTCATTTGATGTCGAAAGTAAAAGACGTTTTGACGAGACAAGAGAGGCCATGCGGCAGGAACACGAGATGGCATCATCCAGGCTGACCAAGCATCGCTTTATTCCGAAATAGGGTTGATAGTGGTATATAATCCCCTCCACAGCAGAGGGGATTTTTATGTCACAGTGGAATATCGCATCAAAGTCAAAAGATGAGCAGGACAAGGTCAACGTTGACCTCGCGGCATCTGGCGTCGCTTACAAAGAGCGCCTGAACATGCCGGTTGTCGCCGAAGTGGTGGCCAGAGAGCAGCCTGAGCATTTGCGTGAATACTTTATGGAGCGCGTCCGCTACTATCGCGAGCAGAGCATCCATCTACCCCGAGCATCCGATCCGCGCTATCTGGAAATGGCCAGTCAGAACGAGAAAAAATAGCCTATGCTCGTTTTGCAATTCGGGATTTAGCCCGTCATAATTACCTCGTCAGCCTGAGCAACTGACGACTTACTTCCGGCGCCAAGTGGGGACACATGGCGCAAACACTGCAATTTGAGAAGAGTTATCAAAACGTACTGATTCCCGCAGAGCCGGGAACCAGCGAATACCTGCAACTTATCCCAGTAGGGCAACTGCTTTGCGGTGAGTTCCGCAAGCCCCGGAATTACGCATTCCACAAGAAGTTCTTCAAGCTTCTGACTCTCGGGTATCACTACTGGACGCCTTCCGGTGGCCTCATTGAGCCCGCTGAGCGTGCCCTCATATCCGGGTTTATCGACTTCCTCTCATCCGACTTCGATCAGCGCGCTGCGCTCCAGAACGCCGCGGAGATGTATCTCTCCTC